ATTATAATGGTTCAAAAAATACGGCAGCAACTACATTAGATGGTTCTTCTCCAATTGAAACATTCGTATCTAATCCTAATACATTAAAGGTTAATAAAGCAGGTAGAAGTGCAAACGAACCAATTTTGGAAGTAGAGTAATAATTTTTAAAAAAACTATATTTATATTAAAGATAATACATTAACACTATGGGATATTTAAGTAATACCGAATTAACAGTAGATGCAATCCTTACAAAAAAAGGTAGAGAAAAACTGGCAGCGGGACAAGGTTTAAACATCACTCAATTTGCATTAGCAGATGATGAGATTGATTATTCATTATATGAGCCGGCTCATCCACTTGGTTCATCTTACTACGATGCAGCAATTAAAAATATGCCTGTATTAGAAGCAAATCCTGATGAAACACAGGTAATGAAGTATAAATTGGTAACTTTACCAAAAAATACTACAAGAATACCAGTTGTTGAATTTGGAGTTCCTAATATTGCAGTTAATCAAAAAAGTGGTGAAGTTGCTTTATCACCAACAACATCTCCAGCAGGAAATAGAAGTTTAGGATATACTATTGTATTATCAAACAAAAATGCGGGTGATATTATTGGTTCGGGTGTAACATCTGAAGTAGGTTCAGTACCTATCTTTATTGGAGATGATGTATCGGCAACTGCAGCAGTATCAAAAGGATTAACATTTAAATTTATACCGAACCCATCTTTAACATCTACCATTAGAACTACTATTACAGTTTATGGTAATGAAACAGGAGGTTCTCAAACTATTCCAATAACCGTAACTTACGTTCAATAATAAATAACAATGGCAGTAATAAGAGATAATAGGGGGGCACTTTTAGCAAGTAATATTTCACAATATTTGGCAGGTGCTGCTAACACGGCAGGAACTCCGGTAGATACTAGCGAATTAGTTAGAATCGTAAATCAATTTTTAGGAACTGGAGAACAAATTAGTTCCGATATAACTACTATTACAAATGGTATTTATAAAAAGTTTGGAGCAATTGATAGAGTAACAAACAGAACTGAAATTGTAACTTCTGGAATATGGAGTGGTGATACCGGTTCATTAGATGTAAAAGCAAATTATACATCTTCTGCACAAGTAGAATCCACAAGTGGAAGATACTATTTAGATGTATATAATTCAGAAAATACTGCATCAGCAGAAGTTCAATTTTCAATTGCATATGGTGATGTTAATGGGTTCGGTGCACCAACACTAACTCAAAATGATGATTCAACTTCACCAACAAAAGCTACATATAATCAATACAAAAACGTATTATTAGATTCTGCTGACCCATATTTTAGTATCTATTTAAGTAGTTCAGCTGCGGGTATAGTTGCAGGAGGAGCCGATATGAGTTCATTTTACGCAATAAATGTAAATAGAGCTAGATACAAAGAAAGATTAGACCCAGGTAATATATCAATAGATTTAAGTGGTTCGGTAGGACGTGTAACTTTAATTGATGATAGTGGTGGAACTGATGAAAATGTAACAACTGCGGGTAGAGTTTACAATTTAGTTAGTGGTTCATTAAATATTGGTTCAGCAGCAGCTGCAACTATTAATAGTTACGCAGCTAAAAACGGACAAGGATATGGTTTATTCTATCCAGATATGGGAATTATATTATTAAATGCAACTGCATTATCTGCTTCAGTTGATATTAAATTAGCACCGGCATTAAATTCGATTCAAAACGTATATCACCAAAAAAATGGTAATACATCCGGTTCGGTAGCATTATTAATGGCAATTAGTGGTGGAGCCGATTTCCAAGTTCGTAGAACAGAAAATGTTTCAACATCTCACTATTTTGTAAGAGCAAACAATAGAGAATTTAACTTCTCAAATAATCCAACATTTGTAACGGGTTCTACTGGTGAATTTACACAACCATTATTTGAAAGAGACCCTAAAGTTTATATAACAACTGTAGGTTTATACGATGATGCTAACGAATTATTAGCAGTAGCAAAAACTTCTAAACCAGTTGAGAAATCATTTGATAAAGAAGTAGCAATCAAAGTTAAATTAGATTTTTAATTTAAAGTAATTTATAAACTACTGACCCACCTTTTGGTGGGTTTTTAGTTTATGAGATATTTATTACTGATATGTTAAAAAGAATACCAAAATCAGATATTAGTGTAAGACCATTCAAAGCTTATAAACAATGGGCGTTTGATAATGAATCTACTGAAATTAGTGTATTAGAAGCAGTTAAAGGTGATTACACATCAACTGATTCTAATATATTAACAACAGGTAGTTTAAGTGGTTCATCTTATAATAAACATTCTGTTTATGGACAATTAAGAGCACAATTTTATAATGGAAATGAAGATAACCCATTTATTAGAATTGGTAATAAAAGTAATAGATATACAACTGCAATAACTGCTACTGAAAGATTTTTAAGTGGTAGTGCAAAAGTTATATCAATACCAAATAAATATGTTGGTGAAGGAATTAAGAAAAAATCATTAACTTTATACGAAAATAATATTGCATTTGTTGATGATGGAAACGGTAATATATCTGATATTAGAGATGAGATATTTATTTCATTAGTAGATAATGGTGAAAATTCTTTAGATGGTAGTGTAATATTTACAGATATTATTGGAAATGAATATTCAGCGGTAATAAGTAGTTATTTTTTTGATGTAGAATCAAAACAAATATATTTAGAAATAGATTCTATAGAATATAGTGCTTTAGTTGATTCATTTGATTTAGAAACGGGTACTATGGTTGTAAATAATTTTACATTTTTACCCGAAGATGCAAGTGGTATTAAAATAGGTAACGTATTTTACAATTATGGATTGATTGTGGTAACAAGAAAACCTGACATACGTTTAGTAAACAATTGGGATTTAACATTTAAATCAACAGAAACAATTTACGAACATGAATATCTTTTAATTGTAAATGAGTCTGATTATAATGTATCTACAAACCCAACGGCAGTAGATTCAGTAGGTGGTTCATATGAAACGTTTATTGATGATTATGGTAAAGCTAAAAGAGTATATACAGAGCAACCTGTAAAATACATTAAAAAATTAACTACATTAGAAAACGGAAATATTTTAGACCGTAGATTTAGTGGTTCTATAGGAACTACAAAAGCAGGATTTGAACATTACGATTTAAGTGGTTCGGTAGATTCAACTGGTTCATTCTTAGCACCATTTATAACAACAATTGGTTTATACGATGATGATTGTGATTTAGTTGCGGTAGCAAAGTTACCAAAACCAATTAAATCAGACCCAGAAATTCCCGTAAACTTTATTGTACGTTTTGACACTTAATTGATATTTATATATAAAATAATATTATGGAACTACAACTAAAAGCATTTGAGCATTTTTTAATTAGTGAATACACCCAAAACTTAATTGAAGATAAATTATTTGGTATTCTTTTATTAGAAAACGGTGATTTAACTCCATTAACTATATTGGAAGAAGATTTTGATAAATATAATCATATACTTTTAACAGATGATTATCCAAATGTAGAAGATATACGAAGTAAAATACCGGATAATACACCAGGATACCCAATAGTAATATTAAATTAAACAATACAAACTATGCCAACAATAGAAGAATTATACAAAGCACAACAATCATCATTGGGTGTTGATAAAATTGGATTTGATGCAGGTGTTAATGCAAAAACTCCATACACTACAAACGATTTGAAAAAAGCAGATGAACAAATTTTAACTGCTGAAAAATTCAAAACAGGTAGAGGCGGTGCAATAAGTGAAAAAAAGTATTCTGATACTTTCAAATAATAATGGCTAAAAAGGTTACATCAAAAAAACCAACTAAAAAAAGTTGGGTAGCAAGGAAGCATGGTTTCAAATCAGGCTTAGAAGAATCAATATCAATTCAAATAGATAGTAAAGGTATTCCTGTACAATATGAATCAGAAAAGATTCCGTACATTGTACCTGCTTCAAAACACACATACAATCCAGATTTTAAATTACCGAATGGTATTTTTATAGAAACTAAAGGTAGATTTGTTCCTGCTGATAGAAAAAAACATCTATTTATAAAAGAACAACATCCTGAATTTGATATTAGGTTTGTATTTACATCATCAAAAAACAAAATTTCAAAAAATTCAAAAACATCTTATGCAGATTGGTGTGATAAGAATGGTTTTTTGTACGCAGATAAATTTATTCCAGAAGAATGGTTTAATTAATTTGGAAATTTGAAATAATTGTTGTATATTTGTATCATGCTGAATAATACAGATAAGACAAAAATAACTACAACACTTTCTAATGTGTTAGGTAGTTTCTCCGTTTTAAGGGGAAACGAATTGGCATTCTACTGTCCATTTTGCCATCATCACAAACAAAAATTACAAGTAAATACCGAAACGCAAAATTGGCATTGTTGGACGTGTAATAGTGGTGGTAAGAAACTCACATCATTATTAAAGAAGTTAGATGTTGATAGAAAAACTATTGCAGTTATTAGGGAGATATATGGTGATTCACACTATAACCCACAAAATGAAGATGGTGATGCTAAAATATTTATATCATTACCAAAAGAGTTTATTTCATTGGCAGAACAACCAAAAGGATTTAATCCAGAATACAAACAAGCAATGAACTACCTTACTCAAAGGGGTATAACAGAAAAACAGATTGTAAAGTATGGTATAGGATATTGTTCAGAGGGTCTGTATGCTAGAAGAGTAATTATCCCATCGTACAATTGTGATGGTTCATTAAATTACTTTGTTTCTCGTTCATATTATGTAGATGAGAAAATGAAATATAAAAACCCACCAATCAGTAAGAATGTAATTTGTTTTGATTCACAAATAAATTGGAATGAACCTATTATCTTATGTGAGGGAGTATTTGACGCAATTACAATCAGAAGAAACGCAATTCCCCTTTTAGGTAAGTTTCCATCTAAAACATTAGTTGAGAAAATCTTTATGAATGGAGTTAGTGATATTGTTATTTCATTAGATAATGATGCTAAAACAGAAGCATTGAAAGCATCTGAATATTTTAGGAAGCAAGGTATAAATGTTAAGTTTATGAATCTAAAAGATAAAGATGCTGCCGATATGGGGTATAATAAGTTTTACGAAGAATTAAATTCTACAAAAGAGTTTGGAATAGAGGAGTTGTTATTAACAAAAATTAATAGTTTATGAGTTTAAAGAAAATCTATCACATTGCCGATGTTCATATCCGTAACGTGAAAAGACACAATGAGTATCGTCAAGTATTTAATAAAATGTTTGATGAGATTCGTAAAAGAGGTACAGAAGATTCAATAATTTATTTAGCAGGTGATATTGCCCATGCTAAATTAGAATTATCTCCTGAATTAGTGAGAGAGATTAGTTGGTTATTTACAGAGTGTTCTAAACTATGTGAAACTATTCTTATTACGGGTAATCACGACTGTAATATGAACAACTCCGATAGATTGGATGTTCTTACTCCAATTGTAGAGGCATTAAATCTACCAAACTTTACATATCTAAGAGATACACAAGTTTACTCTATAGGTGGAGTGGATTTTTCAGTATTTTCTATTTTTGATAAAAGAGATAATTGGATTCCTGCAAATAAACTGTTTGGTAATAAAAAGATTGCTCTTTTTCACGGACCATTAGATACATCTCAAACAGATATTGGGTATGTAGTTTCATCTCGTCATTTTACACCCGATATGTTTGATGGATATGATTTGGCACTATTGGGTGATATTCACAAACGACAAATTATTACATCCCCAAAAGGGTGTATGATTGCGTATGCGGGTTCATTGGTTCAACAAAACTTTGGTGAAACTTTAGACAAGCATGGTTTACTTGTTTGGGATTTGGACAAAATGAATTATGAGGAAATTGATATTCAAAATGATTATGGATATTATACAATGGATATTGATAATGGGAATGTTCCAAAGGTTTCCGATATGCCAAAGAATCCTCGTTTAAGAGTTCGTTTATCCAATACCGATACTGCTGATACAAAGAAAGTAATTGCTGAAATAAAACAATTATATGGTGTTGAAGATTTTACAATTATCAGAACCGATTCTCTTTCTAAATCAAAAACAGGAAATAGAAACAATAGATTAGACTTTGAAGATATAACCGATGTAAACTATCAGAACTCACTTATAAACGATTATATTAACAGAATGATGCCATTCGTTAGTAAAGAAGATATGGATGGATTAGAGGTAATTAACAGAGATATTAATAGTAGAATTACCCACGAAGATACTCATAGAAACATACATTGGAAACCGGTTAAGTTTGAGTTTTCTAATATGTTTTCTTACGGAGAAAATAATAAAATTGATTTTACCAAAGTAGGTGGGTTGATGGGATTGTTTGCACCAAATGCAGCTGGTAAATCTTCTTTATTTGATGCAATATCATTTTGTTTATACGATAAGTGTAGTAGAGCATTTAAAGCATCTAATATTCTAAACAATCGTAAAACAGATTTTGTTTGCCATTTACATTTTCAAATTGATGGATTGGATTATCACATTGAAAGAACTGCTAAAACAATTAACAAAGGAAAAAATGTTAAAGTTGATGTTCAGTTTTGGAAAGAAGAAGGTGGATTAAATACAATCCTAAACGGAAATGAAAGAAGAGATACAAATCAAATCATCGAACAATATGTAGGAAAATATGAAGATTTTATTTTAACTGCATTATCTCTACAGGGAAACAATGCTTTATTCATTGATAAATCTCAATCGGAAAGAAAAGATTTATTAGCACAATTTATGGGTATTAATATCTTTGACAAGTTATATGATATTGCAAGTGAAGATGTTAAAGAAGTTTCTATTTTAATTAAAAACTTTAAGAAAACAGATTTTACATCTGAATTAGCTGAAAAGAAAATTGAATTTATTAGTAAAACTGCTGAACTTAAAGATTTAGAAAAAACATTAGGTGATAGAACATATGATAGGGATGATTTGGGAGAAAGGATTGTTGGATTGAGTTCTCAGTTAGTTCCAATGGATGGTAATTTAAATATAGATGATTTAAACCAATCTAAAGCCAAATTACAATCTACATTAAATGGATATACTGCTTCATTTGAAACAAAAGAAAATACTATTACTGATTATAGTAAATTAGTTGGAGAAGTTTCTCAATCAATGGAAGACACTAAAAAGTTTTATGTTTCACAAGAAGAACACATTGATATTGAAGAAGCACACTCTAATTATGTTCAAGCAGAAAAAGATTTTAGTGAAGCAGATACTAAACACCAATTATTAAAACAAAA